TGATGTGGCGAGAGGTGTTGAGAAAGATTATTCAGCCTTTGTCGTAGTTGATATCAGTAAGTTTCCTCATAAGGTTGTAGCAAAATATCGGAACAATGAAGTCAAACCAATGTTGTTTCCAAGTATAATCTATGATGTTGCAAAGAGTTATAATGAAGCATTTATATTATGTGAAGTAAATGATATTGGAGATCAGGTTGCATCAATCATCAACTATGATTTAGAATATGAGAACTTATTAATGTGTTCAATGAGAGGTCGTGCTGGTCAAGTTGTAGGACAAGGGTTTAGTGGAAAGAAAACTCAACTTGGAGTGAAGATGTCCAAGACAGTCAAGAAGGTAGGATCACTTAATCTTAAAACAATTATTGAAACTGATAAATTACTATTTTCAGATTATAATATTCTAAGTGAACTTACAACATTCATTCAAAAAAATAACTCATTTGAGGCAGAAGAGGGATGTAATGATGACCTTGCGATGTGTCTTGTAATATATGCATGGTTAGTTCAACAGGATTATTTCAAAGAATTGACTGATCAGGATGTAAGAAAGAGATTATATGATGAACAAAAAAACCAAATTGAACAAGACATGTCACCTTTCGGTTTCATGTCTGACGGCCTTGAAGACGATTCCTTTGTTGATGCAGAGGGTGATCGTTGGAAGGTTGACGAATATGGTGATCGCTCTTACATGTGGGACTACAGATGATTTCATTTTTACTTTTAAGCTCAAGTTTTCTTAACTTTATTTTTTACATTTTTGCAATCGGTTTTATAGTTGCTTTAGGACTCGAACAGATTGTAAGAAGAACTGGCAATGAAAAAAACATTTATATTGTAGAATACAATAGAAAATATCTCTGGAGAAATACTTGGATAATCAATGCCTTCTGGTTTTTGACCAATATTGGGTTGTATATCGCATCTAGAAATATACAACCTACAGGATATGATTCATTTTGGGGTAGTGGGTTATGAATAGTTCCCTAAAGTGTGTAAACAATAAATAATTTCTAGGTAAAACTGAGAACTCGGAGAAAAACATGGCGACTCCTCAATTATCTCCCGGCATACTGGTCAGAGAGGTTGATTTAACAGTAGGAAGAGCAGATAATGTATTAGACAATATCGGCGCAATAGCAGGCCCTTTTCGTCTTGGCCCAATTGACACACCAATTCAGGTATCAAACGAAGAAGAATTAATTAAAAACTTTGGAAAACCACTTTCCACAGATAGACAATATGAATACTGGATGAGTGCTGCATCATTCTTATCATATGGTGGTGTACTAAAAGTTGTAAGAGCAGACGATGATGACTTAGGAAATGCTAACGCAGGTGTTGGTATTGCATCAACAACAGTCATTGGTGCAACTGGCGGTTTAAAAATAGAAAGTTTCGACGACTATCAAGAGAATCATCCTTCTGATACGACTTTCTATTATGCAGGTAAATATCCCGGATCATGGGCAAACGGTGTAAAGGTTTGTCAGATAGATGATCAGGCAGACCAAATAATAGGAATAAACACAACAAGTTTAGAAGACTATGGTTGTACAATTGGAGCTGGTGTTACTGCAGCATTTAAAAATCTCGTAATACCGGGAGCTGGAACAACATCAACATTCACAGGACATCTGAAAGGAATCGTTACTGGAGTATCAACAGATGCTACAAATGGTGATTCTAAGTTTGATGTTAAGATTGTATCTAGAGTATCAAGTGCTGGAACAGAATTTCCAATATCTTATGCATCAAATTCATTAACTAATTCATATAAAACTACAACAGAGGGTGGAGGTGCTGGTATTGCAGCAACAACAGTATTCTTTGTTAACAGTGCCGGTATTAACACTGGTGCTCCAAATGCACCAATCACAGCTGCATCTGCAGAGATTGTAACAGCAGTGGATTGGTACGATCAACAGACACTTGGACTAGAAAACTCAACAGTATTCTGGAAGTCACTTGCACCAAGACCAACAACTAATAAGTATGCCTCAGATAGAGGTGGTAAGAATGATGGTATTCACGTTGCAGTTGTTGATGATCTTGGAACAATCACAGGTATTCAAGGAAACATACTTGAGAAATTCACTGGATTATCAAAAGCAAAAGATGCAATCTCAAATGTAAATTCACCTGAGAGAATATACTACAAAGATTTCATTGCTACTAGAGCAGACAACATTTATGCTGGATTTAATCCATCACAATCTGAAGATACATTCCATAATACACTTCCAGTAGCAACAGGATTTGGAACTGGGTTTGTTGCAAATACAACTGCACAAGGATTATGGAGTCAAAACGCACAGAATACAACATTCGCTGGTATAGGTAATGTTACATATTCATTAGGTGGCGGTACTGATTACACAAGTGTATCTGGCAAAGTTCCTGCTCCCGGAGAAAATGGTGGAATGACCGCAACTCTTGGAGATCTTAAAACTGCATACGATACTTTATCAAATAAAGATGAGCAAGCAGTTGATTTCTTAATCATGGGGCCAGGATGCAATACTAGAGATTTATCTCAATCAAAAGCAAATCATCTGATTTCAATTGCTGAAGCAAGAAAAGACTGTATGGCAACAATTGGGCCACACAGAGCAGATTTAGTTAACATTTCAAATTCAACAACTCAAACAAATAATCTACTTGAGTATTATAGTCCACTTACATCATCATCATTTGTTACATTTGATAGTGGATACAAATACATGTTTGATAGATTCAATAATGAGTTTAGATTTGTTCCAACCAACGGAGACACTGCAGGACTTATGGTAAGAACTGCAATCGAAGCATTCCCATGGTTCTCACCTGCTGGTGAACAAAGAGGTGTGATTAATAATGCAATCAAACTTGCATACAATCCAACTAAAGATCAAAGAGATCAATTATATCCACAAAGGGTAAATTCATATATAACAAAACCGGGAGTTGGAACACTTCTGTTTGGTGATAAAACTGGATTATCATTTGCATCTGCATTTGATAGAATTAACGTTCGTCGTTTGTTCCTTACAGTTGAGCAAGCTCTTGAGGGTGCTGCTGAAGCACAACTCTTCGAGTTAAATGATGAACTTACAAGAGCAAACTTCAGAAACATTGTTGAACCATTCTTGAGAGATGTTGAAGCAAAACGAGGTCTATCCGGATTCTTGGTTATTTGTGATACATCCAATAATACTCCTGATATTATTGACAACAATGAATTTAGAGCTGACATCTTCTTAAAACCAGCAAGATCTATCAACTACGTAACACTAACGTTTGTTGCTACAAGAACTGGCGTAAGTTTTGAAGAAGTAGCAGGTCGAGTTTAATTAGATAAATAACTAAAGGAGACTAAGAACCATGGCATCAACAAGAGAAAACAAGACAATTTCTCAATTTAAATCTCAACTTATCGGTGGAGGTGCAAGACCTAATCTGTTCGAGGTAGAATTAACTACCTTACCAGCAGGTATTGCATGGCCAGCTGATAATTTCAGATATATGTGTAAAGCAGCACAGTTACCTGCTTCAGTTATTGCTAATATAGACATACCATTTAGAGGTCGTATTTTTAAAGTTGCTGGAGACAGAACTATCGAACCTTGGAGTATCACTATTATTAACGATGAAGACTTCCGTATTAGGAAGGCAATGGAAGAATGGGTAGATCTAATTGCAAAATTAGAGAATAATCTTGGTGCAACAGATCCAAGTGCCTACATGGTGAACGCCAAAGTATTCCAACTTGGTAGAGGTGCAACACAAAGTTCACAAACAAACGCTGGTGATCGTAACTCAGTGTTAAGAGAATATGAGTTTATCGACATATTTCCTACAAGTGTATCATCAATTGACCTATCTTACGATTCTTCTGATACAATAGAAGAGTTTACAGTTGACTTCCAAGTTCAATCCTTCGCATTCGTTGACGCAGGTGGCCCTAACGGTTAACTAAATAGATAAAATAGTATAAATCATGTCTAAGTTATTTGGGTTCTCGATTGAGAACACAGAACCGCTATCTCCAAATGTAGTCTCACCAGTCCCTCCGAATAGAGAGGATGAGTCAGATTACTACATGAGTAGTGGTTTTTTTGGTTCTTATGTTGATATTGAAGGTGTATTCAAAACTGAATTTGATCTAATCAGAAGATATCGTGAAATGTGCCTACACCCAGAAGTGGATAGTGCAATTGAAGATATTGTAAATGAAGCTGTAGTTTCAGATTCAAATGATCATCCTGTAGAAATAGATTTAGATCATCTGAATGCAAGTGATGGTATTAAAAAGAAAGTAAGACAAGAGTTCAAGTATATACTTGATCTAATGGATTTTGATAAAAAAGCACATGAGATATATCGTAACTGGTATATAGATGGAAGAATTTATTATCATAAAGTAATCGATATTAAAAAACCAGAAGAAGGTATCAAAGAATTAAGATATATTGACGCAATCAAAATGCGTTATGTAAGACAGGAACAGAAAAGTAAAGAAGACAAATATAAAGTATCTAATCTTTTATCAGATAATCCAACTGATTATCCTTTTCCAAAGATAGAAGAATACTTTATATACAATCCAAAGGCTGCATACCCAACAGGAAACATTCATTCCAAAGGTGCAAGTCAAGGAATTAAGATTGCAAGAGATGCAATTTCATATTGTACATCTGGTTTAGTAGACAGAAATAAAGGAACAACTCTTTCATATCTTCACAAAGCAATCAAAGCAGTAAACCAATTACGCATGATTGAAGATAGTTTGGTGATATATAGATTATCCCGCGCTCCGGAGCGTAGGATTTTCTACATTGATGTAGGAAACTTGCCGAAGGTAAAAGCAGAGCAATATCTCAGAGATGTGATGATGCGATATCGAAACAAATTAGTTTACGACGCTAACACAGGAGAGATCCGCGATGACAAAAAGTACATGGCAATGCTTGAAGATTTCTGGCTGCCTAGAAGGGAAGGAGGACGTGGTACTGAAATTACTACTCTACCGGGAGGTCAAAACCTTGGTGAGA